AAAAGAGGAACAGGCAAGACGTGAGGGTATGGCATATGCTCTGAGGTTTGCAAGAGAAAAGGGATTGGATGCCTTGGAAGCAGACCTGAAAATGAGAAATGCCATTGATCTACCTTTAAGGGTATCAAAGGCAGACTTAGACAAATTCAGTGACAATGTTAAGTACAACACAGTACTGTATGTAAAAATCCTAATGGCTGTAACAATGCATGATGAATTTGGTTTTGGTAACAAAAGAATAAAGCAGATGTTTGAGAGATTCGACAACAAGGCTGAATGCATTGCAGAGGATTACAGCACATGGGAAGAGCAGATAAGCATAATTGCAGAAGAATGTGGAATTGATATGGAGACTGAAAGAAGAGACTTGAGAACAGTAATTAAATAAATTAATTTAAAGGCAAAGGAGTAAATAACCAATGAAGAATACACTATCAGATTTGAACAACTATTTGTTTGAAGCAATTGAAAGAATAAATGATGATGAGCTGTCAATGGAAGAACTTGATAAGGAAATCAAGAGAAGTGAATCGGTCAACAAGATTGCCAAGACAATCATTGATAATGGAAACCTGGCATTGCAGGCGAAAAAGCACTTTGATGAATACGGAAGCGGTGAGGATGTTGAAATCCCATTGCTTGGAATAACAAACAAATGAATGGAGAGCTGTAAGTAATGTATGGAATGAAATACACGGATGAAATGAAGCAATTCATTCTGGATAATTACAAGGGAAGATATAACCAGGAGCTTGCAGACCTGTTTAATCAGAAGTTCAATACCAACATAACAAGTAGAACGATTAAATCATACAAGGCAAACAATAAATTAAATTCAGGATTAACCGGCAAGTTCAGAAAGGGGCAGACACCACACAACAAGGGCAAGAAAATGCCAAAGGAAGTCTATGAAAAAGTAAAACACACAATGTTTGCAAATGGCAACGTTCCACCAAACCACAGACCTGTTGGAAGTGAAAGAATTTCAAAAGACGGATACATAGAGGTTAAGGTTGCAGAGCCTAACAAGTGGAGATTAAAGCAGAGAGTTGTGTATGAAGAAGCTAAGGGAAAAATCCCCGAAGGCTGCACAATAATATTCCTTGATGGAAATAAGCAAAATTGCAACATTGACAATCTAAGGTGCATAACCCGGTCGGAACTACTATATCTCAACTGCAACGGGTTGAACAATTCAAATGAGATTACGGAAACTGGGATTCTAATGGCAAGGTTAGACAGAGCCAAGAACAAAAAGAAGCAGGAACTAAAGGACAAAAATGTTAAGAAATGTTAAGGAGTGAAACAAATACCAAAATATAAGTTGGAAGGAGATGTAGGATTATGTTGAAAATAAAAGATGATATAGATCTAAATGAACTTAGAAAGTTTGGCTTTAAAACAGGTAAGGAATGGGCAGATTCAGGAGAACGTTGTCTGAAAGGCGCTGGATTTGAGTATATGCACGGATGGTGGCATAAATTCCTGATGGATGAGGAAGATGAAAATAAGATAGCCTATATATCTGAAGCATATGATATTCCTAGTGTTCAAATATCCGTAAGGACAGATTTCCATAGATATATATATGTAGATGTTGCTATAGAGGGAAGCTATCATTCTTCGGATTTAGATGTTGTAACGGAAACTATATATGAGTTAACTAAGGCAGGACTGCTAGAAATTAAAAAGGAGATGGAAAGATGAAGATTGAAGATAACAGAAGTAATGTAAGAACATTTAGTGATTTAATTGTGGGAGATTGGTTCGAATGTGAAAATAATATTTATATTAAAATTGATGAAAAGACTAATCATTTAAAGTATAACGCTGTGGATGCAGAGACAGGAATAATGTATAAGGTGAGTGAAAATATGAATGTGTGCTTATTAGACGATGTAACATTAGTGTTGAATTAAGGAGGACAATATGGAAATCAAAGAAGCAATAGAATTTCTTAAAAAATATACAGATGATGAAGTGTATACACACAAATGCATAACATCCCATAACATGGCAATCTCAGCCCTTGAAAAGCAGGAAAAAATTTCAAGAACAGTTCTTGAAGGAAAATATTTTTGTCCAAGATGTAAATGCTTAATGATTCATTCAGGCTACTGTAAAAATTGCGGACAAAATACATATTAGATTGGAGAGATTTATAAATGTTGCACATATTAATTCCTATATTTGTAGGAATAGGGATTGCAACCATGTTTCTTCATATAGTTGAAATTTTAATTTTTCTATTTTCTAAAATAAAAAAGCGAATGAAATATGAACGCAAGATTAAATTTCTTTGCAAGCATACATATAAGATTGATTCAATTTGTGGAGATGGAGAAGTTGAAGTGACGTGTTGCAAATGTGGTAAGAAAAAGTTTATACGATTTAGCTCTAAATCTCTTACAGAGTTTCGAATAGGAGGGAAGAAATGCGATTAATAGATGCAGATAAATTAATGGGAGAATTACATGAATCATTGGAAGGTGATTGTGATTTAAGAAAAGATTATGAATTTATGGGCATAGATGAGTTCATTGAAAATCAACCGACAGCCTATGACGTGGATAAGGTCATAAAAGAAATAGAAAGTTGTTTTAATGCAACAGAAGGTAAGGGCAGACGATTAGCCTATCATCGAGCAATTACAATAGTGAAAGGTGGAATTAATGGACTGGATTAAATTACTTAAGGCTATTGGAATAACAATTCTGATAGCTGTTGAATTAGGAATGTTAATAGTTGCTTTAGCTGATGATACAGAAGATATTCCAAGAGTGATTTGCGCAATCATATTAATTGCAGAAGCTATAATTATTGCATTTGTAGCAGTTGTTAGATTTATATATGGCATATTATGAAAAAGGCAGGTGATTAGATGTCGATAATTAACACATTGGCAATAGTCCTGGTAATCGGAGCAGTGTTCGTCTTGTGGGTGATATGTAAGTTGCAGGATAAGGATTAGAAACAAAGGTACATTGACAATTGAATATTGGTAGTTATATAGGTGTGTAAAAAATGTGTATTAAATGATTGACAAGTGTGTATACAGTGTGTATAATATAATCATAAGGAGGAATACTAATGAAGCAACGTGAGTTAGTTAAAAAACTTCAAAGTGTTGGATTTGAATTTGAAAGACATGGTGGCAATCATGATATATACAAAAGAGGTGATGATGAAGAACAAATTCCAAGACATAAAGAAGTAAACGAAAGATTAGCAAAAGCAATATTAAGAAAGTGGGGATTATAAAATCCCCTATCTTAATGGTAATGGGCGAATATTATATAGATAAATGGAGGTTGAATAGATGAAAGTTGCATATCCGGTAATCTTTACAGATGTTGACACTAATATTTTGATTGAGGTTCCTGATCTTGGAATCATCACAGAAGCAAATGAGGAGGGAAAAGAAAAAGGAACAATGGCAGATGCTATTATGATGGCACGAGATGCAATAGGCATAAGATGCATAGAGGCAGAAGATGAAGGCAAGGAAGTAGTTAAATCATCTGAAATGTCAGATATTGATGTTTCTAAATGCACATTTTATGGTGAAGGAAAAGAAATTCTGTCATTGGTAGATGTTGATTTACTAGCATATCGTAAAATGTTAGACAACAGAACAGTCAGAAGAAATGTTACTCTTCCAAACTGGTTAAATCAGGAAGCAGAAAAGGCTCACATTAATGTTTCAAAAGTATTGCAGGAAGCTCTAATGACAAGATTAGGTGTGTCACGATAAAAAACAGACCAACTACCAATATTCGGTGGTTGGTTTTTTTATGCAATAATTTGAGAAAGGATTGAGAGTTTGGAAGAAATGACAGCAAAGGAATACTTGATGCAGGTTAGAAATCTTGAATCTAAGATGAAAATTCTAAAAGAAGAGATAGATACCCTAAGGGAAATGGTGGTGAGTACTGGAGCAATCCAACAGGGCGAGAGGGTACTGTCTTCAGGAACACAGGATAAGATGGCAGAAACAATATGCAAGATTAATGAAAAGGAATGTGAGTGGAATGATTTAATGCGTGAATTTGCTTTAGCCAGAGCAAACGTAATAATCAACATACAGAAGTTAAACAATCCTGAATATGAGCAGATTTTGTACAAGAGATACTGCCAGAGCAAGAAGTGGGAAGAGATAGCACTGGAAATGAATATATCTTACAGGCATGTATTAAGACTACATGGCTATGCATTGAAAGATATTGAGCCGGTTTTAAACGTGTCATAGAATGTCACATTAATCAGTGATAAAATGGTAGAGTAAAAAGTAGAACAGAAAAGGAAATTTTTTGCTATCTTTTATTTATCTGAATGAAATCCTCTAAAAGTATTTATGGTAAAACGTCTTAAGGCAGTCGAAAGGCTGTCTTTTTTCGTGGAAAAATAGGAGAAAAATGCAGGATAAAAAAGTAAATATATTAGGATCAGAATACACAATTAAATACGATGTTCCAGATGAGCAAATGCCTGAAGGTTCAGACGGCATTATGGATTATTCAATAAAAACAATTAAAATTGCAGAATTGGTACAAGAGAAAGATTCAGTAAGAGATTTGCAGTTATACATGAAACAGGTAGTTAGACACGAAATAATACATGCGTTTTTATATGAATCAGGATTATGGAGTAACAGTAATTCGTCAGATTGTTGGGCACTGAACGAAGAAATGGTGGATTGGTTTGCTATTCAATTTCCTAAAATATTTGATGCTTTTAAAGAAGCAGAGTGCTTATAAAATAAATTCGGTAAGAAAGGGGCGGTTGCAGTGACTGACAGACAAGTTATATTTGCAAATGAATATTTGATTGATCTGAATGGAACAAGGGCGTATAAGGAAGCATATCCACACGTCAAAAATGATAATACAGCAGCAGCGGCAGCCGCCCGGCCTA